TTCATATACATCTAATCCTGGATTGACCATTGTAGCTATTGAATTATATAAAATATCAAATTCATTATTAAATTCTTGAGTAGTCATCCAAATTATTTTTTACTATTAATCTTTGCTTCAATAAGAGTTCTGATCTCTTGATGTTTTGGATTATCTAAATATCTAACTGCATTTTCAAAAGTTGGTACTTCTCCATTTTCACAGATTTGTAGACCATCTTCAGTTGCATATTTATTTCCTTTAATTTTAATAACTCCTTTGTTAACACCTTCTGTTATAAGAAGTTTTGTTTCAAGTGAACTATCATTGAATAAAGCAACAAATTTCTCTGGTTTAACATCAATAAACTCTTCTACTTTAGATTGTATCCATTCTAGAGAAGTTGTATCTGCAATAGGCTTACTACTTAATAGTTTAAATATACCAATAAGTTTAGCTCTATCATCTTCAATTTTACCATATAATTTAAATGCTTCTTTCTTCTTATCAAATCCTTTTTTCTTTTCAATAAATTCATCATCTTCAGATGTAATAGCAAATTGATAAGTTTGTTTTTTAAACCTTGATTCCCAATCTGGTGAAATACTATCTGTATTAGCTAATAGAATTTTATATGATATATAATCACTAGGTATTGATAAGTCTAGATGATTGTCTCCTTTATATAAGGAAACTATTTGTTCTTTCCAAAAGTCTTTATATACTGATAAATCAAGTTTAGTTTCTTCTTCAAGAAACTCCTTTTCATCATTAGTCAATACATTAGCTACTACATTACTTCTTAATAGTGGTGCTACAAATGTTCGTCTAGAACCTTCAAGCATACCTCCTGAAATAACATGATTTTTATCTACATTAGACGCCATCCCTGTATTCCTACTTATATAACGTACAATAACTTTTTCTTTTGGTAAAGTAAATTTACTTAGTACTTCCATTTTATATCTTCTCCTTTAAATTAAAATAAAAAGGGAGTTTAAAGGTACTCCCAAAACCTGAATTATTATTAAGCTACTAAAATATTTGGTTTCAATGTTGCAGTACGAGATGGATCTTTAACCATCGCTCCAGTCCAGTCCATTGCAGTAATTGTTGCAGAATCTTCCATAGTCTGCATTTCACCACCACGACGGCCAGTAAATGGATTTCTAATACCACCTTGATAACCCCTTAGTTCATCATATCCTGCTACTTTAATTTTCTGAATATTAGGCTCTTCCATAGATCCAATATAAAGAATATCATAACGATATGATTCAGCAATACCACCATCTGGGTGAAGTACTTTATTACGTACCCTATCATCATACATAGGGTCTACTTCAAGTATGATATGTATGTTATTAGGAGCTTTCCATTCTGTGAATTGGAAACCACCAACAAATGCATTATCATGGAATTTAGAAGTAGTTTGTTTGATAGCATTTTGGTTGGTGTTATCAAAACCTATACCTAGCCATCCTGAAGCTTGTGCAGTTGCAGCCCTACTAAATTGAGCAGCTCCACGTTCACCTGTACGTAGAATAAACTTACGTTCATTCCAATCTAGTTTACCTTCAGATAGTTCAAATAGAACTTCTTCAAGCATCCTCATTGTAAAGATGTTATAAGTAAATACGTTAGAAACTTCCATTTGTTCACGTATACCTGAACCTGCTTTAATAAATAGACCAGAATCTCCACGGTTTAGATAACCACCATTTTCATCACGGTTAGTTTTACCAAACATTAGAACTCTTGCTTTCACCATTGACAACCTTTTTTCAAACTGCCACATAACTTCTTGCATGAAGGTTATTGACTTATGAATTTTACCTGTCTTAGGATCACGAGTCTCAATAGCCGCTGATAATAGATTACCTGGGTTATTTTCATAATCAAGCAATGCACCACTTACTTTGTGTTCCCAACGAAGAGTAGTAATACTATTCCTCATAGAGTAAGGACTGGTAAATGCTATACCAGAACCTCTGATTGAAAGTTCATCTTCAACAGGAGATGATTCAATACTAAACCTTACACCTGCTACAAGTTCTGAACCTGGAACACCTGCTAGAGTTTCTTGACCACCAAATACTTCTGCTGGATAAACATATAGACTTCCTTCTTCATAAGGCTCATCTATAATCCTAAATTGATATGTATCTGGATGATTACCACCAATTACATGTACTCGTGTAAAGTATTTCTCAGGGAATACTAAATCTATTTGAGTACGATCTGCACCTACATTTGTATCACCAGTTGCAACTACTGTACCATTAACTCTTGCTTCAACAAGTGGAATATTCCTTTCTTCTGAACCAACAACATTCCATACAAAATCATCTGCAGTAGGAAGTTCTTTAGTTGGGAACAAAGAGAGAGTAGTATCCAAGTTTTTCATACCAGAGTTCTGTAAAAGAAGTGTGGTAAGTTTTGATGCCAATTGTGGTTGTGCACGGTAGATAGCTCCAAGGTGATTCTTTAGAGTCATACCTGTCCAAGTTTGACCTTTGGTCATGACATATTTTCCTATTGCCATATTGTTCTATTAAAATTTAATTGTTTTATTTAAAGTACTAATTCTTGATTATCATATGGACTACTATAACTTCCACTATCTTGCATCCAAGAAGGTGTACCATTATCTTCAATCCTTGTTTTTCTTATTACTGTTTCTAAATCTTTAACTGCTTTTGATTTAGTATCTTTAATTACTTTAGATACATCTTTAAAGCCGTTTGTAAGTTCATAAAGAGCATACATTCTAATATCAAAGTCAATTGGATTTTCTGAACGATCTTTCATCAACTTATTTTCTAAAATACCTTGTGGATTTTTACCTACAATTTCAGTCATACTTTTATATACTTTTTCTTGTAGTGCTTTACTAGCTTTTACACCAGTAACAAATTCATCTGTACTAAATATTTTAGTTTTAAGTTGTTCGTCTAATTGACGTTGTTCATCTTCTTGAGCTTTAATTTGCTTTTTATAATTTTCCTGTTCAAGTTTAATTCGATTCTGTTCAAACTGTTTTAAACTTTCAAGAGATTCTAAAGCATCTTCAATAACTAAATCTTCACCTAAATCAATTGTTTTCTTTAATAGTTTTTTAGCTCTATCTTCAGATAACCCTTGATTAAGATAATCCTGATAAATTAGTTCTTTAGCAAGCTTAGTATCTGCTTTTAAAACATCTTCATCAATTTCAGCAAGACTTGTTAGTTGTTGTTTACTTTCAATAATTTTAGAAGTATCTAGATTTTCTACATAATCTTCTAAACGTTTTTGACTCTGAATTTCAATTTCTTGTTTTAAAACACTAATAAGATCTTCTGATGTTTTAATTTCTTTAGATGATTCGAGTGAAGGAATGATGCCTTGGTCTTTTAAAACCTCGACAATGGAAGAATATAGGTTAGGAGAAGATTTGTCTTTAGACTCACTCTCTTCACTTTCCTCATCATCTTCAACATCATCACCTACGTTCTCTGCATCTTCCTGCTCAGTGGGATCTTGATTAATATTTTCTTCTTGAGAATCTTCTGTTTCTTCTACAGTATCATCTTCAAATTGTTCATGATCAAAAACTAATTCTGCACTATTATCTGAGAATAGTGACATTTCATTTTCTTCCATATTTTCTCCTATATTTTATAAAGTTACAAATATAATTTATTTTAGCTTTTTTTCCAAACAAATTACTTCTTTTCTAGATATTCTCTATCGACTGTTAATAGCTATTTGGTTACTTTCTTTATCCTTGCAATTTTATTAGATTCTTCTTTAAGTTTAACATTATCCCGGTGCTTATCAATATCTTGTTGTAATGCTTTCATTTTCTCAAGATGTGAATTTTTAACTTTCTCTTTATCTAAACTTAATTTTTCTAAATCTAAAGGATCTGCAATACCATCATCATTTAAATCATTAGCTGCTAAGTTACCACCTTTATCACTTATTTCAGCAATATAACGTTTAGTATCATTATCTCGAATATTATTATCTTCTTCTAATTGGAGTTTTTGTTGCTCTAATTGAAGTCTCATTTGAATATCTTGTTGAGCAGTTTCATTCTGTTGTTTAGCTTGTTCAGATTGTCTTTCTTGAGTTAAATCCTCAGCTTCTTCAATCTTTCTACGCATATCCAATAAAGATGGAGATAAATAAATATCCATTATTGTACTTAATGAACCACCATTTTGAAGTATTGCTTGTGCATTACCTTTAATAAGTTGTTCTAATTCCATTGTTTTAGCAGCAGAACTA